AGGGACAATCATCCTTCCCGTATATGACCGTACCCTTGTAGTCTTCCAAGGCGATTCTCTCGACTTTATCTGCAACAGTTTCTGCGCGACTTTTTGCTTCTGTCCGTAAGTAGTATAAACCCTTGAGACCTTTTTCCCAGGCGCTAAGATGTACTTTATTAACATGGGATTTTTCGCTTCCTGAAGGGAAGAAAAGATTAACAGACTGACCTTGGCATATAAACTTTTGTCTTTCAGCTGCATGTTGTACAACCCACATCTGATCGAGTTCTTGAGCAGTCTTAAATACACTCTTTTCTTTATCCGATAAGAAAGCGAGGTGTTGCACAGAACCTTTGTTTGTAATGATTGATGACCAAGTCTTATCATTATCTTTTTCATATTTTTGTAAAACTTTCTTTAAATAATTATTTTTAACTAAAAACGAACCAGCTCTTGTTCTGTGAGTAAAAGCATTAGCTTTTAACGGCTCGATAGAAGGGCTAGTAGAAAGAATGATACCACTAGATGCGTTGGGAGCGATTGCAAGTAAGTGCGCATGTCTAAGACCAGTTCCAATACCATCTGGATATTCTCCTCTTTGCTGTGCTAGTTTTTTAGATTGTTTGTATGCTTTATCTTTAATACTATCAAACATCATAATATTTTTAACTGATGCTGTTTCTGATTCCCATGCAATTCCGTTTTTTTGTAGATATGAATGGAAGCCCATTGCACCTAACCCAATAGATCTCTCTCTTTCTGCTGAGAATCTTGCTCTACTAATTTGATCAGGTGCATTATCGATGAAATACTGAATAACATTATCGAGCATAGTAATAAGATCCTCGACAATATTCGTTTCTTTCCATTCATCATATAATTCCAGATTAAGAGATGATAAGCAGCAGACAGCAGTTCGTTCCGAACTAGTTGGCAAATGTATTTCATTACAAAGATTAGATCCATGAATTTTTAGCCCTAGATTTTTTAAGTTGGAAGGTAACGCATTGTTAGCAGTGTCAATAAAATTAAGATATGGCTCACCTGTTCTGAACCTAATCTCAATAATACGTTCCCACAATTTTCTAGCATTAACTGTCTCCTTTACTGAGTTGTCTTTAGGATCTTTAAGATGCCATGGTTCGTTATTAAATACACAATGCATAAATTCATCTGAAATATTAACAGCATTGTGTAAATTTAACGCTTTACGTTGAACATCTCCTGTAGGAACTCTCATGTTAATAAATTCCATAATATCTGGATGAGAAATGTCCATATATGCTGCATAAGACCCTTTACGAGTTTTACCTTGCTTGTATGCAATCATATCTGCATCTACTGTATGAAGAAAGGGAATTGGTCCAGGCGCAATGTCACTGACCGTTCGAACGTCACTCCAATGTCCGCCAACACCCCCACCGAAAATAGAAAGCCAGCGAAGCTCAGAGCTATGACTAATAAGACCATCCAAAGTATCTGGCACGTAAGTGAGAAAACATGAGATAGGTAACCCTCTCTCTCTTTTCTTACCGTTAGGGGCGTTCGAAAGAACCGGGGAAGCAAACATAAAATACTTATTACTAACATAGTTATATAAACGTTGAGCGAGCTGATCATCTAGCTCTCCTTTATAAGTAGCCCAAGCTGTTGAAGCTCTTGCATAAGCATCTTGCGGAGAATTTTCATGATCTAACATATAAAAGTCTTCTAACATACCGATAGCATAGTCTGTTAAAAGTTTATCTTTATCTATATTTGTTTTAATTGTATTGGCCATTAATTTTCTTCCATGCGTTGAACTTAATTTTAGCTGCTAATCCAGCGTAAGTATTACATTCAACAACTTGCTGAACATTAATACCTTTTAATATCATGTCGTTTATGTCTTTTTCTTTAATATGATCTGGCCAAACAACTGTCTTAAATCCTTTGTCAATATACTTTTCCACTTTGTCAACGATTTGCTTGTTCCGTGGCTCGTTATCAAAGCATAGGACAGCGTTTGAGTTATATTTATCTGACAGACCGTCAGAACCAGCCATAGCAATGCAATTTTTTAAAAATAAACTGTCAATTGGTCCTTCTACTACATAGAAAGTTTTTGTCATATCAACTTTATCTTGTCCATATAACTTATCTTCCTCTTTATCAAACATTAATGTAATATATCTAGGATCTGAACCGTCTAAAGCTCTTCCTTGTACACCAAACAATTTACCACTTTTATTTCTTAAGGGAAGAACTAATCTTCTAGAAGGTAGGAGCTTAATTTCGGCATACGAAGCAATTTCTGCAAAGTTATCACTATAGTAAAGATCAGAATAAACGCTAGTAGGGATGTTTCTATTCCTGACATAACGTAAGCAGTCATGGTTACTAGGAAGATCAGATAAAATCTTACAACTGTGAAGGATATTATCATAGTTGATATTGATTTTGTTATCAATCCTTGTATCCCTATAATCATTATTAATAATGTTAACATTTTTTATCACTTTCTCATAACTTAAATGTCTTTGACAGTGATGACACAGAAACATCTTCTCTTCTTCGTATGTGTAAACAAAAGAATCTCGTTCACAATAGGGGCATATGCCCTGCATTACAGTTTCAGTTATAGTCTTGAACATACAGATATTATATCTATCTGTCTAAAATTTTTCTGAGATCTTTACGTCTTTTTATTTTTTTATCACCCAATACCGGGTCAATTCCAGCCATGCCTGAAGCATTTACTTGAGCGTTAGTACCAGCGCCAGATAAAGCCCCTCCAAAAGAAGAGCCTGATGTCATACTCTCTACCATAGCTTCTTCCCAAGCATCCATAAAACCTTCTGGAGTAGATAAATCATGTTTCATAGGAGGAATAATTTTATGTTCTTGCATTTTTTCAATTAAAACCTGTGAAGTTTGAGAATTAGTTTCTTTCTCTACATGTTCTTTTATAAGAGCTAATGCTGCAACATAGGATGCTAATTGTGTTTTACCACCAGGAACTTTAGACAATAATCTTTTAAGATTAAAAACCATTCTATCTAAAAGAGTAATAGTTTTTTTCTGATCTGCAGTTCTATCTCCTGGTTTAATTAATACTTTACCATTTTTGTCAATTACACCTGCTTTAAACGCAGCTGTTTTGTTAAAAGGTGTAACAAGCTTTCTAAGAATTCTAAAAATAATAACTGTATCTACAACCTGATTAACTGCCATCATCCATCTCTTTTAAATTTTTTGCGGTATATAAATCAAATTTAATATTTGGCATTTCATTAGGAATTAAAAATCCAAAATAATTTAACACTGTTTTCATAACACTTTTTTCTTGCTCTGTTATACCATACATCAATATATTTTTTGCAGCTAAAAGATCAAAACTGTTTGTAAACACTAACACATGGTTGCATAATAATCTTATATTTTCTGACTTTTTCGCTGCAAATTTTTTAGTCAGTTTTTTAGCTAATTTGTGTCTACTAAAATCTTCTAAAAATTCTTCTTTACTTAGACACGATACTGATTTATAATGTTTAGCTGCGTAAATCTCCAAATTACTTTCGTTCAGTTCCATCATTTTTTACAGTAACCTTAGGTTTAAGATTAAGCTTCTCTTTCTTACCGGAGAGTTTAATATTTACAGCTTTTTCCGCATCTGCTTCATTATTATCTATATCTTTTTTACCTATAGCTATTTGAGACCCTGGAGCACTAGTTGGATCTACAGGAGGACCAGGAGGCGGAGGTACTTCAGCTTGAGGTTCTTCTTCAGGTGAAGTATCATAATGTATTTCAGAACCAGAACCATCAGCGTTCTTTTTTACTTCTTTAGAAATTTTCTTTTCTTTTTTTTGCTCTTTAGAAGTTTCTCCTGAAGCTTTACCTCTAGAGATTTCTGCGCCATCATTAATTTTTTCAGACAAAAAATCTCTAAAATTAGCTAAACTTCCAAATTGTTTTACTATATCAATATCCATTTTAGTCCCTTTTAGGTAACATACTAATAATTTTTTCTTGAATAGTTTTAGCCCACCAAGGTTGTGGAAAATTCCATCCAATAAAAGCGCCAATTGCAATCCAAAGTATAATATTCATTTTACAATCTCCTTTTATCTATTTATTAAGAAAAGAAATCTTCTAAAGTGTTTTGCTTCTCTGAAGTCCATCCAATAGGAGAAAGAATAATATCCATTGGTTCTATAATAGCTTTTGAAAATTGCTTTTCATAATCTATATATTTTACAAAATCAAACTCTTTAGGTACTGTATGGTTAAATGATAAAACATTAGTACCTACATTATTTGGTTCTCTAAGATAGATAAATTTACCTTTTTCGCCATCTTTCATAGTTTCCCAATCTTTTTCTAGATTGTATTGTTTAAGAAGTCTATTAAAAGTAATAGCACCTCTAATGTGAGGAGGAGTACCTTTGCCAAAACCATTAGTTTGAGTCATCTTAGAGATATTATTCATCGTTCTAGGAAATGCTATATCTTCAAACTGCATATTAATAAACTTTTCTTTAAAGTCTGCAATATACTTCTGTACTGTAGATTCATCTTCAAGTAGAGTTAGTCTTATCATAGTAAGTAGAGCTTCTCTACAAGATTGAGGTGTAGAAGATCTAATAGCATCTAAACCTTGAATCTTTAGTTTTGGGTCATTAGGTGGCATACGAACACCTTCCATATCCCACACACACATTGCATACCGCTTCTTAGCAGTCCAGAAAGCAGAAGACGCAATCGCTTCTCTTTCCATGACCATCTTCTGATCTATAGCGTTCAAGTATTCTTTCTCTACTTGAAAACCTGATTCTAGCACACCTTGTATTTGATCTTTAGCAATTTTATCTAGAATATCTACCACTTCTTCTGTAGACTTATTTGCAAAAAACTTATCTACTAAAGGCTGACAGTTAAGATAATTCGAATCGGTATCAATAGCAATAATATAATCTATATCCGTCGTTTGCATTACCTTGTTCATCCATTTATTAATCTCACGCTCGGCGACTTGAATAATTAACTGACCAGATAGAGTGATTGATTTACCTATGCGCTGATCGTACCATCTAAAATACTTGTTTACAAACGCGCCATAACCCGAGTTAAGTAGGATTTTAATCACATATTGACGTAGATTTTCTAAAGAAGAATCTTTTCCTTCACGTTGCTTTTTAAGCATTGCTTGTTTAACAATTTTACGTTCATCATACAATTTACGCATTAAACGTGGTATTACCCCTTCAGAGACGTTGGAGAACGTGTGTCCTGAACCGGATACTGATAATCCTTTAGGCGCTTTGTAAGGCTCATGAGCAAGGAATTTTTTAACACGTTCCATATCACCTTCCATAGGCCATACTTGATGTTGTGGTTGAAACGTTTCTGGAGAAATATTAAACTGCATAATAAGGTGAGGGTACAGAGAGTTTAAATCAAAAGACATACACCATCCATGTTTACCAACCTGAGGTTCTTTAACATGACCACCTGGTATCTGTCCGGTTGATTCAGCAGAACTAATATGAAAGTGAGGTATTATTCTGTTACTTTGTAAGTCTTTATTAATAAGACTATCCCATGTTCTAACAGTAGAGTTAACTTCGCCATAATTAATACAAGCCATATAAGCGATCATAATCTGAGCGTCGATAAGACCTAGTTTTTCATCGAGTCTTTTTACTAGATTGACATCTTGAATATTATAATCAATAAACTTTTGAAAGTTTTCTATATACAGCATATGCAAACCAGACACTTCAGAATAGTCAAGCTTGCGTTCCCCTAGTTCTACAGAAGCAATAAAATCTAGTCTATATGACTCTTGAATTTTAGTTTTACGATAACGTTCAATATAATCAATTTGATCAACACCATCAATATTAACAGCTATTTCATCTCCTCTAGATGTAGAAATATGGCGTAATGAAGCTCTACCCCAAGGAGAAAGTTTATGACCCCCTATTCCCATATTTTCTAATCTGTTATAAAGATATGGAAAGTCAAACTTTTCAATATTCCAACCGGTTACAATATTAGGTGTAAAACGATTCCAGTATTGTAAAAACTTTGTAAGTAGATCTGTTTCAGTCTTACATTCTACATACATTACTCTAGAACGAATATCCTCTGGTAATATAGATTCTTGTTCATCCCATTTACCATGACCGAAAGTAACGAATTTATCTATTTTAGAATCATGGATACAGATAGCGGTAACAGGGTAAGCAGCATCTTTAGCTTCTGGAAAACCTTCGTTAGAAAAAACCTCGATATCAATATTGAAAACTCTAAGATCTTTTTTATTCCATTTCTCCACAGCATCTCCAAAATTTTCTAAAGAATACTGAGATTCAAAACGAGGAAAACCATATACTTTTAAATTAGAATCTTTATGCTCAGAAGAAAACAGCCAAGCTTCATTCATATTAGTAAAATTTATAGGTTTAAGATTTTTGCCATAAAGAGATTTATAACCATAATCTTTATGATGCTCTATATAAAGAGTAGGTTCGTAACGTACTTTGTCACGAACCTCTTCTCCGTTTGTAACGCCTCTAATTAAGAGCTTATCACCACGGCGAACAATATTTGTATAGTAATCCATATAGGTATTATAGTTTATTCAAAGCTCTTTTTTCCAATAGTGTAGTTTTGTTTTAAAGTGTATTCATTTTTTTTAGAATAAGGAACAATTTTAATTTTACTTAAAGAGCTTTGAACCGCTTTATCTTTTAAAACAATAGTACACAAACCCCATTCTTGAAGTAATTTAGCAATAGCATTTCTTCTTAGTATATCATCGTTAGTGATACTAGTTTTATCTACGCCATCTAGTTTAAACAATTCTTTAAAATGACAAATATAGTACTTGCCTCTTTTATGAAATAAGTGACAAGTTTGTACTAATTTTTTGTCCCTAGATGAAATGCCAATTCTAGTTAAGGTTTCGACGATTTTAAGGAAGTCTTCTTTTTCTCGCAATCGCACTTCTAATAAATTATCTAACATTTTTTAATCTTCCATTATTAAGAAGATCCGCTAAATTATTTATTTACCTCCCATTCTTGTTTCATACCATTTTTTAATTTGTTGTAACTGTTCTTCTTTTAGTATTTTTTCGTATTGTTTAGCTACTTTATATGAAACTTTAAAATAAGCTATAATCATTTCAGTTTCTTTAGTCTTCATTTTTTTTGCCCATTTAGCAAAATAATTTCTTTTAGGTAAACTATAGTAATAAAAATCAAACTGTGCTTCTTCAGGTAACTCAGCATACTTATTCATTTCATTAGCGTATAGAGTAGTTTCTTGTCTTTGACTGAAACCTAAGTTAGTCAAAAAAGAGTTATACCCTAAAAGATTATTAGGGTATTTTTTATTAGATATATAATTCATATAAACAAAAGGAGAGTCATCAGCAGTTTTAACATCAAACTCTATTTCCTTTTGAATTATATTTCCAAACAGATCAATTTCCATTTGATATCTTTACCCATAACTTATGTAATATGTAAAACCAAACTCCATTAATGCATGGCTCTACTAAGGCAACAACACCAGCTTCCCATACAGTTGAACCGGTTAACCAATAAACTACATTCATTGCAATAACAACATGTCCAAGTGTATATATAATAGCCAGCGTTGCGCTATTCTCTTTTATAAGTTTTACTAATAGTCTGAATATACCTTCTTTTATTTCCATTTCACACTCTTCATGACCTCTACTGTGAAAGCAGCTAAGTTTATTTCTTGTGAAGCTACAAAAGCCGCTCTATGTTGATACTCACCCATAATTAAAATAAGTTCTGGTATAGATGAAGAATCCACTAGACTTGATATATTTGTATATAATTCATTAAACAACACATCAGGATCAGGGTTTTCAGCTATCCACTGACGACAAGCTTTAAAGTCTTTTTTCTTTATAAACTCAATTAAATTCTTAATTTTAGAGCTATCTACTACTGACAATATACCAGTATCAATATTACCAGATATATTAGCATAGCGTTGTAGTTCGTTTAAACACCTACGATTGTCCGGGAAGTAACGTTTAATAACCTCTAATACCACTTCTGTATTAAACTCTACTTGCTCTGTTTTAAGAATATTAATTACTCTCTTAGCAAACTCTGCTTGAAGTTTAGGTAGTTCAGATCTATCAATAGTAAAGTCTACAACAGAACACCGTGAATGTAGGGGTTGAATAATTTTAGCTTTAAAATTACAAGTAAGAATAAAACGGCAAGATGAAGAGAAGGACTCTATCAAATTACGGAGAGCAGCTTGTGCTTCGGGTGTGATGTAATCCGCTTCATCGAGAATCACAACCTTCACCTTGCCATTTGTCGACATAGTAGAAGCAAAAGATGACACTTGCTGTCTAACCATGTCGATACCACGCGATTCAGAGCCGTTAATGATAATATAATCACAACCTAGTTCATTGCAAAGAGCTCTAGCTACTGAGGTCTTACCAGTACCAGCCCCACCAGAGAGCAATAGGTTAATGATTTCTCCTTTATCTCTAAGGGTTAGAAAAACACTCTTAATACTATCTGGGAGTACACACTCTTTGATATTCTTAGGACGATATTTTTCTACATAAAGGAAATCGTTATTCATCATTACTCCGTTCGCACGATATTATTATAATATTTTTCCATGTTTTTTAAGCCACCAAAGAGATTTACCTGTTTCTTCTTTAGCTTGCTTAAGCGTTTCATATACAACGCCATCTATTTCAATAGCAACAGCATTACCTGTAACTACACCTGATTTTCCTAATGAGTTAAAATCTTTAAATGTCTTTGACCATTTTGCGTCGAAATTTTTTTTCATTAACTCTCTTCTTTCTTCTTTCGCAAGAAATTTTATAGAATTTACAATTTTTAATAAACTTGGAAAATTTTCTTCTAATTCTTGCAAATTTATTTTTATGAATTCTATTTGCTCTCATTTCCTTCTCTTTTTTTAATAAGTTCTAAAAGTTGAAGAGGAACTAATAAATGTATTTTATAATTACCTACCATATCATCCTCTTTAACTGCGGCACTTAATAACTGCATTGTATCAATAGCTTCTTTAACACTTATTTCTAATAATTTTTTATGAATATCTTTACCGGTTTCTATATACTTAGAAGCAGCAAAGTGAGCATCAAAAATATTACCTTCTATAACCTCTCTTTCTTTTTTATCAAGAGCCATATTTACCATCCGGAAGCAACGCTATGTAATAATCAATTCCTTGTGCGCCGTTAAAACGAGCTAAGCCTTTAGAACAAACTTCGATATCATAATCATCCATAATCATTTTTAATTTTTCTACTGCTATAGACAAATTATAATCTACATCATGATTAGCTACACCTTCAAATATAAAGTTATTAGAGTTAGGTACACCTTTATCATGTAATAAAATATTACCATTAGTAAAAGTAAGCGTAGAGGCATTATTAGCTGAAGCTGCTCTTATAGCTACTCCCCATTGCTCTTTTTTCATAGTCGCATTAACTTCTACTGAAGGTAGTGTAACTCCTTTTTCTGGTGGAGATGTAATAACAGAAGGATCAGCATAGTAATATTTTTGCTTCATTTTACCTTGAGATATAATTAACTCACCATCTCCAAACTCAAAATCAGGATCTTCAAACAAACTAACTACACCAAGAAACTCATTCAAATCATATATAGCAAAACTAGTTTCAAAAGTTTCTTCTACTTCTACTTTAGCAAAAATATCTTTTACATTTGAAATAGTTTCAAGTTTATTACCAGGTTTAACAGAAATTGATTGATTTATCGTTGCAAAGTTTTTTAATATTGCTAACGTTTTTTTAGATAGTTTCATTTTAATTTCCTTTTACGCTTCTTAGGCTTCTGTTCTATTATAGAGTTTACTACCTGATCTTTTCTCGTACCATCAGGATAATACGCAGGTACTATAGTTTTCCACTTAGTTTTATTTTGTTGTTGAGAACCAAAAGTATTTGATATCCAGTCTCCGTGTCTAAGATACCAGTTAATATCATTAACATATCCATACCAGAAAAGATACTTATCAGAAGCAACTGACCATTCTTTTGTACCTTCTTTAAGTCTATTCATATCTTTTTTAGAAGCATATGCTTGCTCTTTAGCTTCTTTTAGCCACCCTAAAACATCATTTAAAGGTTTAAATTGAAGTTTTTCATTATAACAAACTTCATGATGTGTTTTACCTTTTGATGGTTTTTTTGCAGCTCTCGCTTTTGCTAAGCGCTCTGCAGCTGCAGCTTTTTGTTCTGGAGACATAGGTTTACGAGAACGTTTTATTTTTTTACGTTCTGGTTTTTCCCTGTCTAAGAGAACCTTAATATTCTCTGAAAGATTTACATTAGTTTTTCTAGCCATCATCACACCTCCATATATATTATAGGAGGTTTTAGATTATTTTTCTTTTTTGTGATGATCGATAAGCCATTTAATATCTGTTTTTAATTCTTGAATGTCTTGATTTAAATGTCTTAGATGGTTAGATTCAATAGTCCATACACGCCAAGCGATAAAGCCAACAACGGTTATAAGTGTAGTAATGAAAAGATTTTCGTAAAAATCCACTGCTTGCTCCGAATTTGAATAAATAAAAAATTTAAAAAAATAAAAGCTATTTTACACTACAGGAGCAACCTGGACTAGTTTATTTATTAAGAATTAAATTTAGGTTCAAATAATTTTTGAACATCAAAGTCAATTCCATTACCGTAACCTAAAATACATACCTCATCTGATGAAGTATGATACTCAAGTATTGTAAATGAACCGGTATCTGTATTAATAAACAAATAAAACGGTTGAATTGAATTTTGCCCATTAGGCATTTTAATATTAGAAAAACCACCTACTAAAGCTTTTTCCCCAGCTTCTTGGATTATTTCCATTGCTGATTCTGCGTTGCCACATTGTACAGGTTTTTGTCGCCATTCAGGTCCTTCAACTTGACTGAAAGCAGAAATAGGTATTAAAAAGCTAACTGCTATCAGTAGAATTCGAATCGTTGTCATTAGATACATTAGATACTATAACCTCCAGTTTGGGTTTATTTTTTTCTCTCTTAGCAGTATCTGCATCTTTCAAAACCTGAGAAAGAATTTCTAGCATTTCTTCATCTATATCCTCATCAGAAGCATGCTCTTCACCGTTATCTTTTACAGCAACTAATTTTAAAACGTATTCATAACCACTTGCGTGTAGAAAATCTACCATACTTCTTAATACTTCGTTTAAATTATTTTTAGAGTAAAAATCATATGACAAAGAAGTATCTAGTTCATTATTTATGAATGTATCTTTAGTAAAAGTATAGTTTTCATTTATAAAATTATCAGTCATTAGTTAAAAACCTTATTGTGTGTGTTGTTTACTCTTACAAATGTAGTACATTTTGATAATTCTTTAAGTTTATTTGCTCCGACATAAGTACAAGAACTTCTTATACCACCTAAAATATTTTGTACAGTATTGGTAATAGAACCTCTAAAAGGAATCTTAACTGTTTTACCTTCTGATGATCTATATTCTGCTACACCACCAAAGTATTTTTCCATAGCAGTGTCTGAAGACATACCATAAAAAACTTTGTACATTTGCCCTTTTGTGGTAACAGTCTCACCACCTGACTCTTCATGACCTGCAAACATACCACCCAACATTACGAAGTCCGACCCGGCTGCAAAAGCCTTTGCAATATCTCCAGGAGTGACGCATCCACCATCTGCGACAATGTGTCCGCCAAGACCATGAGCAGCGTCAGCGCACTCAATAATAGAACTAAGCTGAGGATAACCAACGCCAGTTTGTAAACGAGTTGTGCAAACGCTCCCAGGACCAATGCCAACTTTAACAATATCTGCTCCATTTAAGATAAGCTCCTGTGTAATATCTGCAGTAACAACATTGCCCGCTGTAATAATAACTTCCGGGTTTTGTTGTCTAAACTCTTTTACAAAGTTAATAAAACGTTCTGTATAACCATTTGCAACATCTATACAAACATGTTTAATATTGTTTAACGGAAGTTTAGATTTTAATTGTTCCCATTTACGTAAATCCATATCAGTAATTCCCATTGAATAAACAATATAATCCTGTGGTTCAAAGAAAACAGAGTAAAGATTTTCTAATTCATAATGTTTATGTAAACATGTAATTATTTTATTTGAACTAAGAACATTTGCTATTTCTACAGTACCTGTTGTATCCATATTAGATGCCATAATAGGAATACCTGACCAAACTTGATTACTATTTCTAAATTTAAAAGATCTATTTAAATCTACTTCAGATCTGCTTTGTAATGTAGATCTTTTAGGACGAATAAGTACGTCATTAAAATCTAGCTTTATTTCATCTTCTATTCTCATGATGTTAGTGCTTTCCAGCTCACAGGAGCGATATATTTTAATTCATTAGCCAACATTATAGAAAGATCTCTAATTTCTTTCTGTGCATCATCTTGATTTCTAAGACTTACAATTCTGGCCGCGGCAGATAAACTACCAGTTTCTACCCATTCTGTATACATAGCTTGAGGTAAAACTGCTCGAGCTTGTTCTGGAGCAACACCTTTGTCAATCATAGCATAGTAAGCATCAGAAGCATGTCTAACAGCATCGTTATAGATATAACCAACCGTGTCTAGTTCTGTTTCAGAAAAAAAACTAGTATCAGAAGAACCTTGTTTTTTGTTTTCTGGACGCTTACGCCATAGTCTTGTTTTGTAATACTCAGGTTGATAATCTACATAACGACGAGAAACTTCATTACGAGTAATACCAATCTGGTGTTTAAACCATTGACGAGCTACAAATATTGGAGCACAAATACGAACCTGATATTGAACTTGACTAAAAGGAGTCCAATGATTGTGGTTAGCTAGATAATTAATTAATTTTTCATCTCTATTAGTAAATTCATCTGCAATTTTAGAAAAAGAAACTCTTGCTGCATTAACTACGGATAAATCATTACCCATACTATCAATCAGTTGTACTTTCAATTCGCCTCTCCACAATTTCATCTACAAGGTTATAAGCTTTAGCTTGTTCTGCAGTCATATAATTATCTCTTTCCATATCAGCTTCGAGCTTAGCATAATCTTGACCTGTATGTTTTTGGTAAATACCGGTAAGAACTTCTTTCCATCTAACTAACTCGTTAGCGTGGATAAGAACATCAGTAGCTTGACCAGAAGCACCCCCTAAAGGCTGATGAATCATATGACGAGAATTAGTAGTAATAGACCTGTGCTCCCCTGAGCAAGCAAGCAGTGAGGCCATTGAAGCAGCTTGGCCTATTACTACCGTATGAATAGGAGATGTAATGTACTGCATCGTATCATAAATAGACATACCGTGAGTAACAGAACCACCAGGGCTGTTAACGTACATTATAATAGGAGCTTTGTCATTTTGTGATTCCAGAAGAAGCAATTGAGCTACAAGATGGTTAGCCATCTCCTCTCTTACTACACCTGTTAAAAAGACAATCCTATCTTTAAGCATACGTGTATAAACATCATATGCTTTCTCGCCATCACGAGTATGTTCTATAAATGCTGGAAACGGCATATTACCTCTCTTTCACTTTATAATTATAAAAGAAGTAATATTTTTTTTAATTAAAAGTTAATTTTTCCACCAACAATAGTTGCTGTATGTTTAAAATCAGCATCAAAATTGTTTTCAACATAAAGTGTAACTACATCAGTTGCTGACCAAGAAATGTCTAAATCTGCATCTGTTGAATTAAACTTACCTTGGTCTGCAACAGTGTCTGTCATAGTTGCTTTTAAAGATAATTCTAATGAACCGGAAGCAATTGAAGGGTTGATATAGATGGAATTAAGTTCTGTATCTAGATTTCTTTCAGCACCAATTGATACACCAAAATTATCTTCTGCTTGTGCACTTGTAGTAAGTCCTAGTGCGAAAACTGTTGCAATAATCTTTTTCATTTTATGTTCCTTAATTTTGCAAAATTATGGGAAAGAATCTTAAGATTCTTTCCCTTATTGAGCAGAGCCAACTTATAAACGCTGGATGCGATCTCCTTTGTTGTTACCGGAAAGAAATCTTTCCTAACCCTAACAGTAAGGCTTTCGGGTCTATTAAGCGACCAACCTATCTTTATTTATCTCCTGGGCACCATTCATTCAATTATTTTATCTGTCGAATGAAAGACAGAACTTTGTTCTATTTATTGGCAGGAGAGCAAGGAATTGAACCCTGTCCTGCTGGGTTGGAGCCAGCTGTGCTACCGTAACACTTCTCTCCTATGGTACCCGGTGAGGGATTCGAACCCCCGACAAACGCGTTATGAGCACGTGGTTCTAACCACTGAACTAACCGGGTATGTTTGGTGCCCCCAGCGAGAGTCGAACTCGCACGGCCTAAGGCCCACGGATTTTAAGTCCGTTATGTCTACCATTCCATCACAGGGGCTTGTTGGAGCGGGTACCCGGAATCGAACCGAGGTCTTTGGCTTGGAAGGCGATTGTAATACCATTATACTATACCCGCATTAATTGGCGATTCCGGGAGGATTCGAACCCCCGACCCACGGCTTAGAAGGCCGTTGCTCTATCCAGCTGAGCTACGGAACCGTTCGTTGTGATTATCTCTGTTGTTTTTATTAGCAGCAGAGACAGCTTCTTGTCTACGTTTTTCTCTATTTTCAGGATAAAGGTGATCGTAACCTTTCATACCCCAGCTTTTAGCCCAAGCAGCTGTTTGGTCAATACTATGTTTACGCATCAATTAGCTCCTAATTTTTCATATATCATTTCTACATCTGATTTAGCAGATTTTAAAGTTCTTCTTGTAAACGCAGATCTACCCCGTACATTAGCTTCAAAAGTATTACCTACTTTTTTAATAAAACCAACTGGTTGATCCCATAAATCATACATTTCATAATAAACAAAACCAAGCTCATGGCGATCTTGTTTCCATCTAATATCATTCATAGACCTAACACCTTACTTACCTCTTTATTAGTAGTAGGAAGAGATTTACCTGAACGTAACCACTCTTCTACCTGTTCAAAATAGAATGCAGCATCATCATAACCTACACTCAACAATTCTTCTTTCGCTGTACGAAAAAAAGATACCTGTGCCATACCATCCATTGAAGTCATAGAGGCAGGCTTTGACTTAGCAGCGCGCTGAAACATTATATACACCTTATCTATTTACGATTAATTATATTATAAGATTAAGTATTGAGTTTTTCTATAGCTTCTTTATTTTTAGCAATTTTATCATCTTGAGCTTTATCAATCATTTCTTGAATTTTTTTACCTTTGTCTTCATCAGTATCTAAATGAAGATTTTTATTGATAATTTTCTCTAGTTTTTGCCTTGGAAGCTGATCGTTTGGAATATATCGCCAGACATAACCTCTATCACTGTACACGCCAAATACAGTTTCTCTTAATCCAAACTTAACAATAATAGCATCTCGACCATCTAAGATAACATGATCTCCTTCACAAAAAGCAGAATTATTTCTATACTTTAATCCAATCATTAGATTGGTTGCAAAGTCCTTAAACCAGAATGCTGCGCTAATAGAAATTAGTATAGCAATCCATGGTGCAAGGAGATCAGTTAATTGTATACCTAGTTCATCAAAACCTGTCATGTATTATTTATTATATAATATCTCTTATTCATGTTTGTACATTACGCTGCTTCTGCGTAATGTACTGCTTTTTTAACTGCTTCAATCTTCTTAGTACGATTAGCACCATACCAGATTGAATTTA